ATTAGATTGAAGAATAACCAACTATTGATGAAGAAGAAGAAGAACATGTAGAAGAAGAAAGTGATACTTCTGCTGTTTTTTTTGAATCGTCAGCAGTTAATAAAAAAATACAAAAAGATGGGATTAATATCGAAGCTTTAAGTCATGTGCAAAAAAGAGCATATGCAAGAAGTGGTAGAATTCCAAAAAAAAAGTAAATAAATACACCCGATTTGATGATGAATCACCAAGTATGGGATTTTAATAATAACTGGATATAAATTAAGAGAACAAATGGCAGAATTAATAAGAGGTATTCCTTTTGATTACGAACCAAAAAGAGAAAATAGATTCTTTGCAGAATTTGCAGATGAACTTGGCATAGAAGTATGGAAAGTACAATCATTCAAAAGACCTGCAATGACAATAAATTCGGTTGAAATTCCTTTCATTAACGAATTTAACTATGTAGCTGGTAAATATCGTTGGGAAACAATTGACATCACATTTATTGACACAATAGGCCCATCTACTTCACAACAATTGATGGAATGGGTACGTTTACATGCTGAATCATTAACTGGTAGAATGGGTTATGCAGCAGGTTATAAGAAAAATATTACATTAAAAGCGTTAGACCCAACTGGTGTTGAAGTTGAAAAGTGGTTTATAGAACAAGCACAAATCACAAACATCAATTTTGGTCAAAACTCAATGGATTCTGATGCACTACAAATGGTTGAAGTAACTATCCAACCTTGGAGATGTATTTTGAATGTATAATAAAACGATTATTACGAATGGTGACAAAAGGGGTTTTTTAACCCCTTTTTTTATACTATTTCATCAACAACACCGAGTTTTTTAGCTTCTTCGGCTGTCATATACCAATCAATTTTCTTTTCTCTAATTTCATCCAACTTCTCTTTGGTAATTCTCGTTTTACGAATGGTCATTTCTTCCAACTTATTTTGAAGTCTTTTTGTTTCAACAAGTTTTTCTTCCATATCTTGGGTTTTACCCTTAAATCCTGTTGAAACTTGATGATAAAGCGGAGTACCGTGTTCATAACAAAAACGCTTATGTCCGTGAATTAACATTATAAAACCACATGACATTGCAGCACCAGTACAAATGGTGTGAATTGGTGTTACAGATTTTTCCATAATTCCAACAAGACCCATTACTTGATATACTAATCCACCGTATGAATCAATAAAAATTTCAATTGGTTTTGGAATATATGTTAAATCATAAACCACATACAAACTTTCCAAAAGTCTGTCTGACTCATTAATTAAAACTATTTGTTTTGATAGTTCTTCGATTGATTCTTGGTCAACCTGCTTACCAAAAAATAGTTTTCTATCCTTTGGTTTTGGTAAATTTAAAGTATCTGCCATATTTAAAAAATTATTTAGTGTTTAAAGATTGTTTGTGTTCAAAAAGCATATAATTTACATAATCCATTCTATCTTTCGTTTCAAAAATATGATATGTATCTTCTTGATGTGACAACCACACAAGATAACAACCACCAATTTTTATATTGGTATTTTTTTCTATTAATCTTTTGTATGTGTTGAGTTGTAATGAATATATTTCGATATCTGATGCTTCTAAACTACTAAGAGTTCCCTGTAAATATCTTTCACTTTCTTCTGTGAATTCTTTATTTGTTTTATAATCCCAAATTTCATATTGTTTAGTTCTTCTGTTGTAAACAATAAGGTCAACCATTCCACCAATCAAATAATCTTCATCACAAACAACAAGTTCTGTTTTAATTGGAATAAAAACATTATAATAATCATTGTAAAATTTTTTTACGTGACCAGTTTGAATTAAATATTCTTCAAATATTGGGTCATATCCCAATTCATTAATTACTTGGTCTTTTGGGTATGGAAATATTTTATTATCAAATAAATTTTCTGCAAAATTGTGAACCAAAGAACCCTTTAACAATGCTTTTTTATTAATATATCGCCAAGCATCTTTTATTTGCCATTGAGGTAATTTAAATTGTTGTGCTTTAACATCACTCCAATATTCTTCATCAAATTCTTCTTCATACTTATGTATAAGAGTTGTGACTGAGGTTAATTGTTTATCCCCAATATAGTATTTATGTGGAAGGTCATCAAACTTAACCTTGTTAAAGTTAAGAAAAAGTTCAGATATTTTGCTCATGTCAGTGCAAAACTAATTAAAAAATTAGTTAATTACAATATTTCTTTGGAGGATTTGTGAAAAGTCTACTTTTTCTAAATCAATAATTACTCCTGATTTATCAGCAGGTAATTTTGGGTATCCGTGTATGTGTTGGATAATAGCCTTTCTCAATAATTCTAATGCCTCTACAATCACATCACCACGACCAAGTGGATGTCCAGTATCAAAAACGTTTTGACGTTCGTCAGAGGTAAATTGTGCTGCTTTATACTTAGGTATACCATCGTGTGATATAATTGCAATTCTATCAGCCATTATCATTTGTGATGAAACTGTTGTTTCACCAGTTGTTTCGTATGTTAATCTAACAGATGCTGGATTTGTTTTGTTTAGTTTTAAAACATCATTGTTTTCATGTTTTCCTGCACGAATTTCAACATCATTTTCTTTTAAAATTACATCAGTATTTACTCTACCAATTAATGCAACATCTTCTTTTTTTGGAAAAACACCCTCTGCGTCTGGATATAATGAAATTGCTTTTTCTGGTGCAGAAAATTGAATATTTGTTGTTGAAAGTGCAGTATATAAACTATCAAATTCTACTTTTTGTAGTTGTGATATAATACTACCCATCCAATATCTACTTCTTTGTGGATATTTTACATCCTCAATAAAAACTCGAACCACCTCACCAACTTTTGGATATAAATGAAAAAATTTTGGTAACATTGGGTATGCCCAAGGTAAATTTTCATTTAATATTCTATTATCCAAATCAGGTAAACGAACTTTAATACGACCACCATCTAAATTATCTTCAATAGAAATAACTTCACCCCAATAAATATTTTTTATCTCTTTGGACTTATTACCTGTGGTTTTATATGGGTCAGATATTAATGAATATTTTTTATCAAATGTTGGCATTATTGTTGTAATTGTATTAAAAGTTCCATTAATTGAACATATTGCGTTTCTATAATATCTAAACGCTCATATTTTGGTTTTAATTTTTCTTCAAGTTTAACTGTTTCAGAAACAATTTCTTGTTTTACCTTTTCATGTTCAGTTTTTAAATCATTAACTTCTTTCAATATTTGTGTTGGCGTTTTTTCCATTACTGTATCACTCCATATCCTTTGGTTAATGTTATTGTACTACCAACAATGTTTACAGGGCCAGCAGGTGAAGCACCTGCACCCGTTAATGCAATACCGGGTGGTATAGCAACAGAAATTAATGAATCTTCTAAAAAGGCTCTTATGTATTCTTCTGCACGAATACGTTCCATTATTTCATCGGGAGAAACACCACCAGATGGTAATGCTCCAACAGGAAGACCTGCTTCACTTTTACGAGCAATAATTCTGCTTGCAATTTTAGTTGGTGAGAGTCCCGAACGTCTCGGAGCACCAACCAATATTATTGGTGTTGGAACCGTTGTTGGAGTACCAATGTTTTTAATGGTTAAAATTTTGGTAAATGCATTAATAATAGATTCAATATTATTATAATTAATTGCCATTTTATTGATTTTTAATTTTTTCTAATTCTTCTTTTAATTTAGGTATTGAATACCACTTCCAACCCATAAAAAGCCATGTAAAAAATTTTCTTAAAGCATTTGGCTTGTATGGAACACCAATTTGTGTTCCATCAATTAAATCACCGATGACATAAACACCGACAATTTTCCCGTTCGATTTTTGGTCTGTTATCATATGAAATCACTTACTTGTCCTAATAAACTCCTTAACAAAGCAACATATTGATTAATTTTTTCTCTCAATATTTTTTTTGTGACAGGAATTACTAATTTTAATAATTCTTTTTTTACTAAATTAAATAAAAATTCATTAATTAATGATTTGGCTCTTTTTGCCAAACAATTTGCAAGTACTCTTTGATTTTGTAAATCGTTCAAAGGATTGCTTAATTCTGGATTATTATTGTTTTTGAAGCCACTAAACATGGCATTTAACACCCTTATTTGTGGTGGTAATACTAATGCCGATACAAGTACTTCAACAATTGCATTAATTAATCTTTTAAAAAAACCATCTTTTATGGTTTCTTGATTTTCTTCCGCTTTTTCGGGGTTTGTGTCCTCAAAACCACCAGTTAGTGTGTTTAAATACGCATTTCCAACTGTTAATGGGTCAGAATTTCCCGTTGTACCAGTTACAAGTGCTTCTAAACAATCTAATGTCACAATATTTGGTAATTGTCCACAACCTAAATCCGCATACGTAACACCATCTATTCTCTGTTTTGCTATTTGTTCAATATCTCGAAGTTCATCGTTTGTAATAGCAATACTTTCTTCTTCATCAATTATTTTTTTAATTGTTTTATTTACCTTTTCTTCTAAAATCGCCTGTTGTTCTGTCTTATTTTGATTTGTTGTTACAGTACCAAAAATAACATTTGAAATGTCTGATACAAATTGTTTTTCATTGATAATTTCTAAACTGTCAATATATTGTGTTGTAAATTCACCAATTGTATCACTTGCAATAGATGGGTGTGCCGTTACGGTTACTGTATTTAATGTGTCATTGTATGTTAAATTAACAGTATTTGCAAAATTTTGTGGCGAACCTGCATTAACAAGTGAATTATATAAAACATTATCAAATGAATTTGCATCATTACTATACAAAAGACTGCCTAATTGTGTATTAGGGTCTGTTTTTAACTTTTCAAAAATATCTACATTGGACATATCCAAATCATATCCTGTTGTTGTAAAAGTTGTTGGTAAACTTTGGTCAGAATTAAACGTAGAATATTGTTTTTTTAATTCTGTTTTTAAATCACCTTCAACATTACGGATAAAATCAGTCATTACTTCACCAGTAGTGTATTTTAATACTTCACTACCAACTAATACGGTGAGCATGTCAAGCAAAAAGGGAACAATTTCTTTTGAATTATTTATTGACGGCAATGAATTATTAACATCGGGTAAATTTAAATCATCTTTTATTGAATTAAACGCACCAATTTCATTAAAAATACTTCTTTTGTCATCAACAATACCCATTTAAAAATTAATTACTCTTCTTTTTAATTTCACTTTCAACCATTTTTAATAACTCTTGTCTTCTTTCACTACTTACTTCTGCATTATCATCACTTCCACCACCATTTTTAGCAGATTTTTCTTTATCGAAAACAACTTCTTTTAAATATTTTAAGAGCATTATTTTTTGGTCTTGGTTTTTTGCTTCTGCCTGAATTAATTTTACTATTTGTTCACCGATAGCGGCAATATTTCCTTCTTCTTTTACTTTAGATTCCCATTTTGTAAACAAACGAGCAATTTTAGCACGTATATTATGAGAATCGTTGTAAATCTCTTGTAGAAGTTCATTTACACTTTCTTCATCAAACTTGATTTTTTTTCTCGTTGG